TCAGTTGCCGGATGGCGTCGTCGCCTCGGTTGGCGATGGCGACAATTCGTTCAGCAGATCTCGGGTCAATGTCGGCTCGACTGCCTGCATCACCCACGCTTCCGGTGCTGGCGGCAGTGGGCACTTGGGCGGCGGGACTGCAACCACTGACCTTGACTGACAGCCGACGATTAGCGTCGCGCAGATCAGTCCGAAGCTGATCGTTCTGAGCCTTGGCATCGGTGTACTCCTGATATTGAGCGGCGCTCTGCTGCTGGATGGCCTTGGCGAGCGCCTGGCGCTGTTCGTTGGCTTCCTGCTGGACCTTGGCTGCGGCGAGGTTGATCGTGCTCAGGTCAGCCTGAAAGGCGGCCCGCTGCTGCTCGATCTGCTGGCCAAGCCGCCAGCCATTGGCTAACCAACCACCAGCAGCGGCCAGGAACAGCACAAGAGCACACAGCAGGGGCCGCCAGTTGCTGGCCAACCAGTTCACGCCACTACCCCGCCGGCAGCGCGATACTGCTGCACGAGGTCTTCAAGGCGGTGCTCGCGTTGTCCATACCCTGCTCCAGGGAGCGATGCCCATATGTTCGAACACTTGGCGATCGCCTCGCGTACCCGGCCAGCCTTGATGTCGTCCAGCGCCCGGCGCTCCTTGATCTGCTGCAGCGCCACGCGATCCTGATTCTCCGGCGTGAAGCCACCAGTCAGGCCCAGGCTCTGCCGGTAGGCATCCCAGTACTTGGACAGCAGCTGGTAGCGGCCGGCCGCGGTTGAGCGGATGCCCAGCGCCGGCAGCGTGATCAGCTTTCGCGGGTGATCGGCATAGCCACTGAACAGGCCGCCGCCCACCAGCACGTCGTAGCCATGGTCGCGAGTCGGCTGGCGACCGTTATCCGTGCCCTCGCTCCAGGCGATCATGTCGAGAAAAGCGCACAGGTTGGCGCCGCCGGCAGCGGCGGCAGTGATTCGAGGCATGAAGGTCTCCAAAAGCACAAAACCCGGCGAGGGGCCGGGTTTCGGGCAAAAAAATACCCGCCGATGCGGGTTCTTGGGGTGAGACGCTATGCTGTCGCGCCGAGGACTTGAGCGAGCCATGCAGGAGGCTGCGGACGATTTTCCTGGGTCGGAAAGCCTCCCGCAGCCGGCCAATCCCGCAGCGCCTGTCGGTAGACATGCATCTCACTGCGCTGGGCGTCTGTCAGCGGATAGTCAGGCATGGCCAGGTAGTCGGTCGCAGCGATTTGCCGGTCGCGCCATACTCTTTCCTTGCTAATTAACTGCTCGTTCGTTGGGAATGGCTGATCGGCAAGCATCGGAATACCGTTCGCATCCGCGATGATCCTTTTGCCATTGGCCTGTCCATCCAGGAGCTGCCCGTAAAGTTCATCGGTTATTTCAATGACATCGTTCGGCATATTATCGCCGTGGATTTCGTGAGAATAAAACCCACTGGTAGTTGCAGAATAAAGCATACCAATTTCCCCAATTATCGGCCGACGGCTTGCCAGTAAACAAAACCACTGAGCACTGTTCCATTGTTAATGGATACGCCAAGACTGCACCCCGTTGTGGTGACCTTACCAACTAATGCGCTTGCTGTGCTTGTACCGGTTAACGCACCAGTAACTTCGACTGTTGCGACAACGGAATAGCAGTCGTTAAGAAATGCGGTCGGGAAAGTTATTGCCACAAACTGATCATCCGCGACTGCCGCTTTTCCCCACTGTCGAATCAATCCATTTGGCAACTTTTCCCAACCGTTAGCACCAAAGGAATGCGATTCACCCATTGTGGCAAATGCAGTTGCGCCATCCGGATCATCGAACAGGGTCTGGATAAAGGCTGATACGTTTAGCGACGTGAAATGCGTATTCCATGCGCCATAAACGCCAAGAGTAGAGCTTCTAGAAAAATATTCTCCAGATAATGTTATGAAAGTTTGGGTTGCGGTAATTTCTGGCGCAGTATCTCCTGATTGTGTTAAAAGCGTACCATATTCTGCAACTGGAATATTCGCACAGGAATTCGAAACAAAATCAAAACGCGTTGAAACTATTGAGTTTACATCCCCCGTATAAATGGGATGTTGCTGCACGCCAATACCATGGGCTCCATTCACCAAAACCCTTCCAGGCGTTTCATCCGTTTGGCTGGCAATGAGCGTGGCATAGGCAGCATTGCCAAAATTCTGCCCGGCTAAGATGACCCAGCACCCGGTGCCTATGCTGCTGTTGTACTGCAGCCACACATCACCATTGGCAGGAATCATTCCCGGGGAAAGTGCGGCGCCAGCGCTGGTGACGATCGGTTTTGCGCCCAGGCTGTTCGGGTTGAAGGTCGAAGCGCCGGTATTGGCGTTCTGCGCTTTAAACTTCACGACCATGCCATCGCTCAGCGCGGTCACCGCCGGACTGAACGCGACTGCGTAGGCATTTGCCGTACCGGTATCGATTCCGTACCCGGCCGACCCGATGAATAGCTGAAGAGCCAGCTTGAAGTGATTGATGAAGGCGGTGAGGTCGCCATTATCCAGAGAGTCGGCGCCGGAATTGTCCGCGGCAAACTGACCCATGGCGGCCGCAATGAATGCTGCCTGACGAATTGCCTTGTTCACCTGAGCGGATTTCGCGGTGCCGGACTGGAAGCCAGACAGTCGCGTAGTCAGTGCGTCGTAATCGGCCTGGCTGAGCACGTTCGCTCCGGCGCCAGTTGCAAAGCTCAAAAACTCGTTAGTTGCCATTCGGTACCTGCCTATTGTCCGGCATAGATAGTTCCCCAACTTCCGTGGTCGAAGCCGGCGATATATTCGTTTTCAACATCAAATCCAAAGACGGGCCCGTCGTTCGAAGTTACGACGTAATAGTCGATGCGGACCGTGGCGGGCTTGAACGGGATATAGCCGCCAGTCAGGAGAGCCAAGAACAGGGCGGACGGCTGTTTGCCTGAAATGCCGACTGTCATGGTCATGTCTTGGTTGTCTTCGACGTAGACATACGATTCACCATCGAAGACTAGGTCCAGGATCTCCCTGGACTGCCCGAGTGTTCCATCCCATCGGTTCGCAGCGATCTTCGCGCGGATCAAGATCCGATACGTCTCATCATCCAGGCTGATCAGGCCGGAATCTGGGGCGTATGGCCCCTGCCATATGCCCTCATCAAAGCCCAGGCCTGCCGTGTCGAAGGCGAAATAAACTCCTGTCAGGGGCGTCTTCACGTTGCGAGAAATGCCAACCCACAGACCGATGATGTCGAGCTGTGCGCCAATTGCCAGGTCCAGATCGAAGGCGTCTGTCAGCGACCTGGCGGCGTTGCCGGCATCGACGATGGGTTGCAGCACCGCCTCCAGCATCGCCATGAACTTGAGCCGTTTGCGGTGCTGGCTGGCAATGAGCCTGGTGTAGTCCGATAGCTCTGCCATGTCAGGTCACCGTGAGCACGACGTCGGCCGGCGCGCAGGTCGAAACCTCGTTGAAGGCTAGCGGAACGTCCGGCGCGCCGGTCCCGCTCGGCCTTGATATCGTCAGGCTGGTGATCTTGAACGTGTTCGAACCGGAGACGCTATTGGCCGCCGTGATTGCATCGCACCACTCAACCGACTTGCTCTCGCCGCCGCCGATCCGCACCGAGTTGATGTAGTCGGATACCGCCTGCTGGATGGATGCGCCAATGCTGGAGTTGTAGCCGGACAGCGCCCTCAGCCCAATGGAGGCGGAAATGGTGACGTCAGTGGGGCGGAAAAACCGAATGATGATCGGCCTGCCGTAGACGTCGAGAACCGTTTCGGCGGTATCGCCATAAGTGCCGGCGCCAGGGCCCTTCTTGTCGGCGATTGCCTGGGCGATCGCGGCAGCGTCACCGCCCTCCACCACCAGAGAGATGGAATGCGCCGGGATGCCATTGGCATCGGTGGCGTTCGTGTCGTTCTCGTAGGTGGCAAGCCGTGTCACGCCAGAAATGTTCGCTACCGCCCCCGTGGTTCCCTCCAGCACCGTCCGAGAAGGAAGCGCAACCGAAACCTGCTGCCGCTGGCGGAGCGCAGAGTCCGTTTCCACTGGAGCGCCAGGGTCTGCTGCGGACAGGTTCGTGACCGACTGCCAGCCTCTGGTCGGCGTTGCGATTACATTCACCTGGCCGATACCGGCGGAGATCGCGCACATCTCGGTGCAGGTGGCAGTGACGGTGATCTCGCCCGCGGGCGGGATGGTCACTGTGGCCGGAAGCGCCCAATTGAGGCCGGACACGTCCCGGGCAATGCCCTGAATGATGACCGTGCCGGCCTGGCCGACGATCTTCAGATCTACCTGAGAGTTCGTGGCCACCGCACGCGCGATGCCGTTGATTTTCACGACGCTGGACAGGCCGTTGCCCTGGGCGGTCAGCGGTGAGAAGGAGTTGTAGGCGGCGATGGTCGCGGCGTTGGCATCGCTGATGGCCAGCGCGAGTACTCCCAGGAACTGCCCGTCCTGGCTGTCATTGCCCAAGTAGACGTCTGCCCCGTAGATCGAGCGGTACTGCTGCTGTAGGTAGTCCAGCACTTCGGCATAGCTGGGCGCCGAGATGCCGTTGGCATCGATTATCGGTGCGGTCGAAGAGGCCATTCAGAGCGTCTCGCTGATAGTGGTCTGGCCGTAGGCCGTGGTGATGGTGCAGGTGATCGTCAGTTTCCGGCTGTTCGGCTCGAGCTGGCTCTCGTAGCTGTCGATCTGCTCCACGCCCTGGGTTCCGAGAATTCGGTTCCTGATGGCCATGTCGTAGGTCGCCCTGGTGTGCTCGCCGAGCACCTCCGTCTGCCAGGGCGTGCCGTCGGCGGTGTCCACGAACCATTCACCCTTGAAGAGCTGAAGGCGAGTCAAGACGGCCTGGCCAACAGCCTCGGGCGAGTCGACGAGGAAGTCGGCCCTTCCGCCGCCGAAGGTGTAGTCGCCATCGGCATCGAGCTTGCGGTATCGCATCGTCACCACCAGTGCACGGCAGTGACCAATGGGGCGGATGCCCAGATCATGCCTATAAATAGAACCGTCCATGCCATGCGTCGAAGGCACGGTGTTTGAGCGATGAGCTGTAGCACTTTGCGCACCTCTACATTGAGGTTAAAATTCATCCAATTTCTTCTCCCAGGTCTGATGGGGGTTGGAATAAAAAGCCCCGAGTGTTGCGAGCACTCGGGGCTTTTGCTTTCTGTCTCTGTACTAGTGAGGTTTTTTGTCCATATAGGAGGCCAATTACGGTACCGGGGTGCTGCTTGTGCCCGTCCCTGCGGTAACGCCAGAGGTTCGGTGGGACTGCAAGCTGATTGTCCCGGCCTTTACGTCACCGGTGGTGTCGACGCGACCGTTCACCTTCATGTCCCCATTGATCGTGACCAGAGGCGCAGAGAGCGCCATCGGACCAGTCGTGGTGGCGCTCACGGCATGCGTGCTCGGATTGATCTCGACAAAGGCGATACCGTCATCGCTTCTGAGCTGAGCCGAGTTGGTGCTAACCGCGCCAATCACTCGCGGCTGAGACCGAAAGCCCAGCAGAGCGAACCCGTCGGACAGGTCATGCATGCGCAGTTCGGCCTGCGCCTGGATGCCTCCCGATTGCCACCAGGAGTCGATGCAGCGCGAGGCGAACACCACCAGGCACTCGTCGTTCGGCTTCACCGGAAATGTCAGCGTGCACCCGCCGCCGGCGGGGAACTGCACAGGGCAGTCGAGCAGCAGTGGCAGGTCCACCGAGGTCAGGCTGCCGGATTCATCCCGAACCAGCGCCTGGATGGCCGGCTGAACCGTGCAGGTCATGGCCGCCGCGTCGAAGCTCTGGATTATCCCAGGCAGCGCGGTCCACAATTTGGATTGCAAGCCACCCAGGGCAATGGAAACCCACTCGATCGGATCGCTCATCCGCTCGCGTCTGTCCAAGGAGACCACCATGAAGAAGATGTTGTTGATTGGAGCGATGCTGTTATCTGCATCGGCAACGGCTGGAGAGTTCTATGCCGGCCCTGCATGGGGAAAGAACTGTCCAGGCCAGAAAGTCAGAGTTGACCAGTACATGTACTTCCTCTCGGCCACCAGCAAGTGCGAATTGCCCATCGTCAATGCCCCCCACATGCGCGCCCTGTACGTAAAGGCTCCGCAATCACAGCCCTACTACGGGTGCTGGGGCGAGTTACTCGGCGACGAATACCTTCTTGTCTACAGAGACGGGACCACTCAGAAGCTTCCGAAAGCAGTCTTTGCCCTAGTCAGGGCATCAACAAACGACGATGGAGTGGTCGTTTCGTCTTTCGCGGTGGAGCAAGGCATCAGCAAGTGTGATTAACCATATGGCTTCACCGGGCCGACCGGGCCTACGCTGCCGGGTGTTTCTGGTCGGTCGATAAGGCTCAGTGGGATAGTCGCGTCGATCGCCAGGCAGATCACATCGGTGTACCACTCGTTGCCTCGGCTATCACCGCTGTGGTTTACCACGATCGAGCGATAGAAACCGTCGGCATCCAGATAGACCGAGACGAGAGCTTTCCGAGTGACTGGGTCGTCTCCAATGGCCAGCCCGTAGCGCATCTGCTGGATGCTGGCGTTGTTGATCTGCAGTCGGCGCCCCACCTTCACGCTGGGGTTCAGCAGCATTTTCACGGTGATGCCGTTCTGAGTCTGCTCTGGAAGGCCGACCATGCCCGTCGCGGAGTTCACCACCACCGCCTCGCCAGGCAGGTAGGCGGTATTCGGGATGAGGGTCAGCTTGCCGTCCTGGAAGCTCCAGCTCAGGTCCTGCGTTTTGCCAAGGGTGTCCAGGTAGTCGCGTGCCATACCGAACATTACCTTCCCACGCGGAAGCTTGGTCGCCGAGAGCGCGCCTCCCTCGCCCATCGTGATGCCGCGCGACTCCATCGATTTCAGCGCGGCCTGGAGGTGGTCATCCGGCGTCGAGCCGGCGGCCAGCGAGGTATTCATCACGGCGAAGTTGTAGGCGCTATCGCCGTCCGCAGCGGTAATGTCGATGTAGGTATCGGTCTGGCTCTCCCGGCCGCGCCGGACCTGCTTGATGGTTCCGTCGAAGATCACTCCGAAGTTTCCGGCATAGCCGGCCTGCAGGACGATTCGCTCGAACTCCTTCTGAGCGCGCTGCGCGGTCTGGTCGCTGACGTTGTAGACCCGGATGTCCGCCGAGTTCGGCGTCTTCAGGTCTCCGCGGCGTACCGAGAAACGGATGCGAAGGTTGGACAGGTCCAGGGCTGTCTGGTCGTTTCCGATCTTGAGGCTGATTTGCCGTAGATATTGAGGAACGCTCATTCGTCTGTCCACCAGTAGAGGTGCGAGCCGACGCCGAGGTTATCGAAGGTAGGCGCGGCGTCTGGATCTGCGGTGGTCTGCACCCACAGAACAGCGGTGAAGCCGAGGTGTGCATATGCCGCCAGCAGATTGCAGCCAGTCACCAGCGGAATTCCGTTGATGATGGGCGTGCCGCCGGCGTCGGCGATGTCCAGCACCCACCCACCCTCCTCAGCGTTCCGCCACTGCACGCGCAGCTGATACTCGACGCCGCTCAGGGTGATGCTGAAACGCTGGCCCTCTGGGCTCAGGGGAATCTCGAAGTTGGCCATCGGTCACCCGGTCCCGTTCGGAGGTTGCCAGCCGCCCGGCGCTGGGAAGGCCTGGGCGGTCTGCTTCGTTCCCATGTTCGCCACTTCGCCGGTTGCCTGCGGGTTCGCCTGGCTGTCGCGCGGCGGCAGCGTGGTCGCCTGGGTCTGGACGATGATCACCTGCCGGCAGACCACCGTGCACATCAGCGCGTACTCGGTCCGAGGATCAGTGGTCAGCGCCAGGCTGCGCATCAGCATATTTTGGTAGGTGCGCTTTCCGGTCGAAACGTCGAACGGAATGCGCGACTCCTGCAGCGCCAACAACTGGTTGTAAACGCCCGATACATAGTCCGACCCGAAAGCGGAGTCACCGAAGATGGAAGCCACCGCCTGACGCACGCCTGAAATCAGGCTACCCAGGCTGGAATTGCTCCACCCGCAGCGGATCACCACCTCGGCTGGCTGCTTGAAAGCGTGATCGTTGATGTTGGCGCCGAGCTCCACCGGGTGCTCGGTGATCTGCAGGTTGTCGGTTCCTAACTCCTCCAGGGTGACCATCGCGGTGATGGGCCCGATGGAACGCTTCGGGTCGATCGAGATCAGGCCTGCGAAGTTGGGCATATCAGTTCACCGCTGAGGTCATGTTGCGGACCAGTTCCTCGTTCACGCGGCCCTGCGCGCCGGCTACCGCCTGGGCGGTTGAGTTGGCATCGCCGCTGCCGTGGACGTGGATTTCTGTCTTCTGGTCCAGTTGCATCGCCATTGCTCCCCGCTTCGCCGCTTCGGCATCGGCAGCCGCTGGTCGCTCGTAGTAGCGCGAGATCACTGCTCCGGCCTCGCTGGCATTCTGAGAAGCTTGGAGCAGCCTGCCAGCCTTCTGTTCGGCACCCTGGGTCAGCTCGTGCTGAACGAACTCAAGCTGCTTCATGAAGTCGGCGCGCGGATCATGAATGCTGAACCCAGCCCAGTTCTTGAATGCCTGCTGCCGATCCCAATGCCACTGACCTATGCCCTTGGCGCGCCCCCAATCACCAATTGCAGAAGGGTCGAGATTGCTCTCAGCAGCCAGATTCGACACGATCCCCGCCGCCTGATGGCCCTTCCAGCCCTGGGCTTTGAAGAAGTCCATCGCAAAGGTGGCTTTGTCCTTGTCCACACCCCGCAAGATGCGCCAGGCGTTGGCTGCCGCATCCAGCTGCGGGGTTGCCTCTTCTTGTTCCGGCATCCCGCGCTCACGGCGAATCCTGCGGATCTCTTCATCCTCTCCCTCATTGAGAGACGACGAGTAGACGGCCGCGCCAAGACCAACAGCCAGGGTCGACAGTGCACTGGCACCCGCAGCTGCTGCGGAAGCTCCGGTAATGCCTGAGCCGAGACGCACGAATGCAGCAGCGAGGTTCAGGATACCCGTGACCACCGAGGTCAAGCCCAGTGCCTTCATCAGACCGAGCAGCACGATGATTTTCGTACTCCAGCCGTCAGTGGCCGCGTCGAGCTTCACGAAGAACTCGTAGATGCTCTGCAGATAAGGTCCGGAGTCCTGTGCTAGTTGGATGAGTTTCTCAGTGACGTCAACGATACGCGTAGCGATCATCGGGCCGTTCTTTTCGAACCAGTTAGAGAACTGCTCCAGATCCGGCCCAAGCCGGTGCATCAGTTGCGCCTGAACCTGTACCGAGAGCGTCTCGAACTGCAGGCCGATTCCGCGCAGGCTCTCCATGAACTGGTGCGCATCCTTCGTGGCCTGGTCGAGGCCGGAACGCGACAGCGTCTGCCGGTTCTGCTCGACCTTGCGCGCGAAGTCGCCATTGATGATGGCGCGAAGGGTGTTCTCGTCGACGCCAAGGACCGAAGCGTACTGGCGCGCCTGATACCACGGCATACTGCGCAGCCGTTGGCCGAGTCCGGTCAGCAGGTCGGCGGTATCCTTGATATTGCCGTAGACGTCACGGGTCTCGACGCCCAGGCTTTGCAGAAAGCCCTCGCCACCAGGGTTGTCGCGCAGGAAGCGGGCGATGCCCTCCAGCGAGCCGCGAAGCTCTCCTGCCGTGGCGCCAAAGTCACGTGCAGCATACTCGGCAGCCTTGATGCTGTTGGCCGAAGCCCCGATACGCTGGGAAGCGAAGTACAGGCTCTCCAGGTTGGAGGCGAACGCCGACACACCAGCGGCGATGGTCAGCGATGCACCTGCAAGCGTGGTCACCAGGCGCGTTACCGCCGTGGTGGCACCGTCGATGGTGCCGGTGAAGGTCTTCAGTCCCTTCTCGTCGACCTTGAAACCCAGGCCGACCAAGAACTCCTTGATGACGGAGGATTCGGCCATTACTTGGGCTCCATTGCCGCGCGCAGGCGCGCCTTGTTCTCTGCGCGCACCAGCAGGCAGTCATTCATCAGGGCAACATCCGCCAGATCCAGCGTCCCGTCGAGCAGGGATTCGTACTTGCACATTCCCTCGGCGACCGGCAGCAGGAGCCAGTCCAGGCCATCTGGCAGCTTCGCCAGTTCGACCGTTGACCCTACCCCTGCGCCGAGGTCGACAGGAGTCCGGCCAAAAAAGGGCCCAGGGACTCGCGGACGACGTGCGCCGCCAGCTGCAGCATCACGCCGCTGTCGATATCGTCGAACATGACAACCTTCTGGCGATCATTCCAGACCGGCGACCAGGTGGTGCCTTGTTGCCGGGCGACCACCGACAGGCAGGTGCCCATGACGTATTCGGCCGTCTCGTCCGACATGGTGGCCACGGCCTCGGCAAATGGTTCGAAGAGAGGCGCCATGCTGGCCAAGTCGGTGCTGAGTGGTTTCGCCGCCTCCGACTTCTGGCTCTCTGCCAGCCTGGCGAAAACCGGGATCAGTGCAGGAATCACTGGCGCGATCTTGCGGGATAGATGGAACTGGCGCATCGCGTCAATCTTGGCGGTGCGGTAGCTCTGGCCGTTTACGCTGAACTCAGCCATCAGTAGGTCCCCAGCAGTCCGTCAATTTTTATGGAGTCGAAGACCCACTCGACGATATCGCCGTCCTTCCGGTAGTTAAGGTCCGGGCGCTTCTTGAAGGCGCAGGAGCGGGCCACCGTGGTGTCGCCGTTGGCCGAGTTGGTCACGGTGATCACGTTGTTGCCCCAGGCCGAAGAGCTCAGCGACTGGGCGTCATAGAGGGCCATCAGCTGGGCGTTCTTCGGCGAGGTCTTCAGCAGGCGGACAGTGATCTGGCCGGACTTGTCGGCGTGCAGCGAGTGCATGCCCTCGCCGTCGGCGCCGATTAGCATGGTGTTCTTGTCGGCTGCCGCAACGATCGAGATGCCCTCTTCCGCGTTCGCGGAGCCGGCGCCCAGGTCGATCACCGCACCAGCGCCGACCAGAGTCGCGTTCACATCGAGAAATGAGTAAGTGGACAATTTGAATCTCCTTTATCCGGCGTTCGCGAATTCGCCGTGCAGGCGTTTTGAGGCCGCAACGTATGCGGCATGTGCGAGTTCGGGAGTGTCAAATGTCCCGATGTAATGCTGTTTTCCTTGGTGCTGAATCCGTGCAATCCAGCGCGGAGTATTTGGATGTGCCGATACACCCTTCAGCCCAGCCCGATTGCCTCGGTTCATCCGCCTGTTTCTGCAGTTCTGTTCTTTGGTGCAAGAGCGCAGGTTCAAAAGTCGGTTGTCCAAAGGGTCGCCATTGATGTGATCAACCACCTCGGGCCATTCCCCTGTAACCAGAGCCAGAGCAATTCTGTGAGCGCCAATGAACCCATACTGGCCAAGGTTTATCAGCCGATATCCTGTGCTCTGCACCACATGTCCAGCTACTTTCCCTACATCTCTAGACCGGAATACACGATGACCACGATCGGTAGCGAAATGCGATCGTGGGCGGTCTTTCCATGTCAGAACACCTGATTCGGGGTCGTAGCTCAGCGCCTCTCGCAAGAAATCAATCGGGGCTGAGTTCATGAATCACCTATTCACATTTACGATGACGTCGACGAAGTGGACGGCGCCGGCCAGCTTGACCGCCACCTGGATGACGGGGGCCTTGCGTGCTTCGCGGTCGGCCTGCGACTGGGTTGCCACCGGCGGCGCGTAGACGTAGTAGCCGGTGCTCAGGAACTGGCCGGTCTTCAGTGCGCCGAACTCCGGACCGTTCCACTGGCCGGGCGCTACCAAGCCGTTCGCAACAGCCTGGTCCAGGCGCTGGCAAATGGTGGTCACGATCCGGTTGATACCCTGGTCGGTCTGAGGAATCTTCGTGGTGCTGGTGTACAGCAGGTTGTAGACAGCGGTCTGCAGGTCGTTCTGCAGCCAGTCCAGGCCGTGCACCTCGTCGAAGAAGTACCCGTTGGCCATCACACCTTCCTGGATGATGGCGGTGTCGTTGCTGTAGTTGACGAAGACGTTGCAGTTCTTCGCCTTCAGCGCGGCGGCTTGGGTCTCGTTCAGTCCCTCAGCGGTGACGCCTGGCTCCTGCTTGAACTTCAGAGTGATGGTCGTGTTGTTGCCCTGGAAGTTGACCGTGAAGGCGCGGCCGAAGATCGAGGCAGTGGCATACGGGCTGCTGCTGGAGAATTGGACGAAGGTGCGTTTGTAGTTCGCCGCCTTCAGCTTCGCCACGATATCGGTGGTGCTGGTGCCGTCCAGCGCCAGAGCGTTCTGCGTGGCGAAGCCGAAGATGCGCGACCGGCCGGAGCCCTCGATGAAGGCGGCCACTGCGAGCACATCGCTCTCGGACAGGGTGGCGTCGGCGACCTGCAGGCCGTACCAGGCATTCGACATGCCGGCGATATCAGCAACAGCATCCACCAGAGACTCGGCCGCGACGCCATCCACAGGCGCGGAGGCCACACCAGTTACCAGGCCAAGCAGCGCGGAGATGTCGGTACCCGAAGCCGGAGCCTCGGCGTAGGTGATCGTCGAGGTCACACCGGTGGTGCTGCTGGTGATCTCGAAACGGTCGAATTCCGCATTCCAGACGCAAGTCCCCGAAGCTCCCAGCTTGGTGGTCACAGCTGAAGCGACACCGTTAAGGTTCGTCACGGCCGACAGGTCGATCGCGCTCAGGCTCTTCAGGGTGCCGTCGATGGTGATCTTCATGCCGCCGGCAGTGACGGCGGTGAAATTCGAGAGGGCCTGCTGAGCCTCGGACAGCGCGCCACCCTTCAGCAGTGCGGAGGTGGCAGTCTTCGCCCAGCGGCCCACGAACAGGGTTTCCGGCTGCGGCGACTGGCTGTAGTAGAGGTTCGCAGCCAGGTACTCGGGGGCCGAGGTGCCAAAGTCGGCTACCACGCCGTCGAGGCTGGAGTATTGGCGGATGCGTTCGTTGACGTCGACCACCGGCGAGGAGCCGAGGATCAGCAGCGCGCCGAAGTCTCGGGTGGCTGCCGCCTTGGGAGACATGACGACCTGGACGTTCACCACGTCCGAAACGGCGAGAGTTTGCATTGGGTTCTCCGATGGAGTCAGCCGGTGATGACGGGGGTATCAGCGGACAGGATGTTGAGCACCGGGTAGGTGCGTTCGATCTTCCGGCGAAGCCGGATGCGCAGGTCGTAGCGACGGACCCACTGTTGGTTGATCAGGTCGGGCGCGGCGACCAGGTCACCGGTCTCGACGAAGGCCATGTTCAACGCGCGCAAGGCCTCGCCGTTCTGCGGGACGTACATGCCGTCACTCAGCAGCTGGCCGTAGGCCTGGGCATTGGGACCGTAGAAGGTGGCCAGCAGGATCACGTCCTGGTGGCGCTGATAGTGGTCGGCGCCGTCTCCGGTGCCGTCGTGCTCGATTGCGGGGTTGGCGTCCGGCTTCGTGTGCATCACGCCAAAGGCGCACCAGTTGACCGTCGGCTCGGGCTGCTTCGGGTTGCCCGGCTGCCAGCGCGGCCGGACCATCTTGCCCGGCAGGCCGGTGATCCCGACCACCATCGGCTGCAGGATGTCCTCCAGCGCTTCATCAGCGGGCGTAGGAGTGCCCGCCGGCGTCAGGTACCCGCCGGATGCTGAGGTGTTCGCCATGGGTTATCCCGCCAGGGGTAGGAGGTCGCAGGAGGCGGCGACGAAGCCGCGGCCGAAGTGGCTGTAGTCGTTTACGTTGGCCACGGTGTAATCGCGGCCCTGCCAGGTGACGACGTCGGCGATGCTGTCCTCGCCGCTCCCGGCGGTGAGCCGGAACATCGTGTGAATGGTGATGGAGCCTTTCTTGCGCTCGCCGCCGGCGATCCGTTCGAGGATGTCGCCCTTGTCGCTGGTTACCACGCCCGCGAAGGGTGTCGAGGTGACTGTATTGGTCGCCCGGCCGTTGTCGCCAACGGTTTGGACGGAGCGCTTGCAGACCAGCCCCGTGTCCATGAAATCCGGATCGAGGAGGATTTCAGTGACGTCGAGCTGGGCCACAGGGCTATTCCTTCTTGCGGATGACGTAGGTGAGCGAGTTGCGGAGCTGGCCGGTGTTGATCAGCGGTCGGATGCCCGCCTCGTCCTGGGCCTGCTCCGGCGTGGCGCCGTTCGCGATCAGTTCCAGGTACTTCTTCTCGGCCGCGCGCACTGACTTGGTGCTGCGGTTCTTCCGCCGGTTACGGACGGTTGCAGGTGACAGCGGCTCGAATTCGCCGGTGGTGATCTTGTTTCGCGCGCCGGACGATGCAACCAGGCCGGCGGCATTGAGCTCCACCTGCACCTTGGTGTTGTCGCCGTTCAAGGCTGCGGTCACTGCCTTCTGCAGGTGGTTGGTGTAGCTCTCCTGGGTGTCTTCGACTCCAGGGATCAGGAAGGGCCGCGCCGGAATGTTCTGCGCCGGTGAGCCGTTCTCGTGCACGTAGCCGAGCTGGGCGTTGTTCATCGGCTGCGGGTCATCATCACTGCGCTCCGCCTGGCTGGCAGGGATGCCGACGAGGACTTCCTGCCCGACGAGGCGCCGGATCGACGCCAGGACCTGGCCGACGTTGTCCTTCGTCACCTTCATCACAGCTGGATGCCCCCGGTGCCGACCATGCGGGCCAGTTGCAGGAACTGGATGCCGTAGGTTGTCAGGTTGAAGAAGCCGCCATCTTCGAGGGTCGCTGCGCCGCTGTCGTAGCCGGCGCTGACCTTGTCGACCGCCTTGCTGGTAAGCGGCCCCTTCACTTGCCCGGGCGCACCGCCAACCGCAGCCGTAGCCTGGTTGCCGGCGGCCAGCGCCAGGTTGTGGGCCGCGAACAGCTCCATGCCGATGTCCAGATAGTCGCACCAGCGGTCAGCTGGCAGCGTCTTGCTGGCCAAGTCCAGCCAGAGGTTCACCGCCGAATCCGGGTATTTCACCGGGTCGTTGAACTCGGGGAAGTCCTGGCGGAACTTGGTGGCATCCATCGGTCAGTCCTTCTTGCCTTCGGCGTCTGCCTTGGCTTTGGGTTTCGGCTGTTCGAGATGCGCCTGCACGAACCAGTGGTCGAGGTGTTTGTCCTCGATGTCCTGGGTGCCGGCGGCAAACTCGACGATGCCGTCCGGGGTGTTCAGCTTGAACGGCTTGATCACGTTTCGGGTTGCCATTGTTTATTTCCTCATCGTTCTCCCGAATGACCAGCCGTCAGGGAGAACTTCGCCAGATTGTAGATAGCGATTGGTTTCGCCATTGGTAATCCATCGACCGCCCTTTTTAGTGGCGGCAAGCTTGGCATTGCGCTCTGGCGTGTAGATCGTGTTGGAAGCCTTTCTCACAGAGTCGGATATCTTTGCTCTGACATCTTTCTGTGGAGGTAATCGCCCACGATTCCAGCCAGTCGGAATTTCACCCCCTTTGCGCATCAGCTTCGAACTGATTCCATCGTTTACCCAAAACGAGCCAACATTTCCTTCAGCCATAGCGGCAGCGAGTTCCCTGGCCCTAGGATTCTTGCGCCCCTTATTGGCGTCGCTGATCTTCTGCTTAGCCTCGTCACTTAGCTTGTGCCCAGGCTTTCCTCGTCGTTTCGCGTCCGAAGCTTTCTTCTTGTCTGAAGCAAGCAGCCCAGCGGAAATAGCAGACCTTGCATCGTCGTCATGGGGCCTTCCGAGTCGCCTGTCATTGCCTACAAGTAGGGAAGACACCTTTTCGCGAATTCGGAACCTGACGTCATCCGCTGGCCCAATAAGTCCGATCCCGCCTACTGTCGAATTGACGAGGTCGGCGGATAGCTCCTTGATCCAGAAGCGCTCACGCTCCTGCCAGTCGCCATCGCGAACCTCTTCGAGGACCACTGCCTGCGGGCGCTCTCCCCGATCAAGGATTTCCATGATCCAGAGATGACGGCTGTTTGCTCTCTCCTTCGCCTCGCTGATGTGCTCAATGATTCGACGAGAAACGGTCTTGGATGAGCAGCCGACATACCTGATGCGCTTCTCAGGATCAGCTGGATCGAAGAGTCCGTAGACGGCATATACCATGGGTATCGCTCCTGCAATGGGTGCGATACCATCATAGCATGTTATATGCCGTCTCTATATTCCATCCCTGTAGCCAATCGTCTCCGGATAGACCACTTCCACTACGCCCAGGCGGCCGTAGTAGGTGGTGACCTGGCGGATGCCGCGATATTCCAGCGGGGTACGCTGCAGCGGCACCATCGGGAAGCGGACGCGGTCCTGCTCGTTGGTGTAGGCCATCATGCGGTTCTTGCCGCTGACGCCGCGGCCGGTCAGCCACTTCAGCGGCTGGATGTTCAGCGGCGCGCCGTTGATGGAGTTGGAAAGGCTATTGACGCGCAGGAACTCCAGAATGGAGATGTTGCCGGCGTCGGACACGATGCGGCTCACCAGAGAGCTGTACGACACCGGGTCCAGGCGCAGCTCGCGCGGGCAGATAGCGAAGCCAGTGGCGGCCCAGACGCTATTCAGCAGCTCGTTCACGTCGGCCAGGATCTGCGCCGGAGTGGCGGTGCCCCAAGTGCCGGTGACAGCGTTGCTGATGTTGGTGACGGTGGCCGCGTTCACCAGGCCGGTCACGCCGAGGTCGGCATCACCGATGTACACCTGCTCATCGGTGTCCATGTTGTGCTTGAGCTGCATGCCGGTGAACTTCTGCGAGTCCACCGGGCGGCCCAGCTGCTGGGCGGACGCGAGTTCCGGCAGGGTCCAGGACAGCTCCATGCCCCACAGGGTCAGCGGGCTGGCGGTCTTGCCGATGTCCAGCGCCAGCGAGGCGATGGAGCTGGAGTCCTTGCCGATCCAGGCCTTGCCGTTCGGGCTGGTGCCGCCCACGGCGGCGAAGGTGCTGTTGGTGAAGCTGGACATCTCGTCCGCGATCGACACGTCTTCGCGGAGCTGAATGTCGCGCGACCAGGTCACAGATGCCAGCGGGCCGTGCAGGTTCTGGTCCAGGCGCTCCAGCTCACCGATGAGGAACACGCCGGTGGAGTCGATGGTTGCCGCGTCGAAGGTCATCATCGAGTCGCGGGTGTGCGCACGTTTGATAGCGCGCGGCAGGATCAGGTTGCTCATCGAGCTATCTCCGTCAGATGTTGTAGACGATTTCGACGTTGCCGGAAGCATCCGCCGCGCCCATGAAGGTGGCATTGGGGATCGCCACGGTGTTGGTGGAGTCGGCCGCAGCCTCAATGCCACCGATGGGTTTGCCTGCGGCAGCGGCGGCCACGCGGACGTACACCTGGCCGTCCTTCGCGGCAGTGCCGGCGTTCAGCTTCACGGTCATGTAACCGCGGCGCAGCACGTCGGCGACGCCCTTGGTGGGCGGGGTCGAGGTGCCGAGCGGATCGGAACCGGAGCCGCCGGTGATCGGATACGGACGGACCAGGAGGCCGTATTCGGCGCCAGCAACGTCGCCCGCGCCGAACGGCACGAACTTCTCGCTGGCGATCTTCCCGAACAGGCCGAATGCGCTGAAAGGTGCGCTCGGATCCAGCACCACCGGCTCGATGGTGGATTGGCTGGCACGGGTGACATCACCCGGAATGCCCGCCGGCATGCGGTACAGGAATGCGTTGCTCATCGGGTGGTCCTCAGTTATTGCCCTGGCCCTGCCAGTGCTTGCGGTTTGCGGCGTTGATCTCGGCGATCGACTTGGTCTTGCCGAAATCACGAGTGACGGAGGTGGTGCGGGCGGCCTTGTCGTTGTTGCGGGCCTTGGCCAGCTCGCTCGCGCCGTTGAAGGCTGCGGCCACCTGGTCGGCGGTCAGCTTGTCCAGGGAGCGGCCGAACAGGAACGGCTCGACCACGGCCTTGCCGGTGTCGGTGGCCATCGCCTTGATCAGCGCCTGGCGCTGGCAGCTGCAGATGTGGTCGGCGACCTTCACCTTGCCGTCGCGGGTACCGAAGGTGATGCCCGGGACCAGGATCTCCGCGCGAGAGCGCAGATCGGTCAGCGCGGCGCTGTCGCCGGTGTAGGTTTCGCCGCCGGCCTCGGGGTTTTCCTTGGCCTTCTCGGCTTCGAGGACGTCGTCGGTGGTCTCTTCGGACTCCTCTTCGTCATCGTCCTCGGTCTGCTCTTCGAGCTTCTTCTCCATGTCGCCGACGCGACCGGACAGCGTGCGGACCTCCTTCAGGATCGCGGCGAGTGTCGCGGAGTCGCCGGTCTTGGCCTTCTCCTTGTCCTCGTCGTCTTCATCCTCGTCGGCGGTTTCGGCTTCCTTGGCCAGTGCCTCGGCTGCCTCGGCGTCCTTGGACATGAAGGCCGCGCGCAGGCGATCGGCGAAGCTGCGTTTCTTGGTCTTGCTCATGGTGTCGGAGTCTCCGATTGCGCAGCGCGGGCCACAGCGGCCACGCTCTACCAGTGCTACGTGGTTGCCCACGATGTTGGTCTGACGCCCTCGGCCGGGAGCCAGCTGTTCATAGTCCGCGTCGTAGCCGCAGGAGACCTGCCGCAAACGCTCGCTGTTTGGGTCGTTGTCTCTGCGCACCAGCTCGATGGCTTCAGCATCGGTGATGAGCAGGTCGGCCAGCATTAGGTCCTGCTCGACGTCAGTGCCGCGCCGAACGTTCTGGGTGATGCCGACGGTGAGTTCCTTCCAGTTGGCCGGAGTCACGAAATCGTCGGGGTGCGAGAGCGTTACCGGCTTCCCTTCGAAGCTGGCCAGCGTCTCGGGACGGAACACCTCGTCGGGGTTGCGCTCGATGGTCACCAGGCCGCCCGGTCCGCCTTCAACTGGGATTTCGCTCTCGTCGTAGATCAACGTGCCGGTGCGGGCGATGGGGACCGCCTCGCAGAGCAGGAACCCCTCCGGCGTCATCCGCTGGCGGGCGCTCAGGGTCTCGGGCGTGAACCAGCGGCTGGCGTCATCGGCTGTTCTGACCTGGGTCATTTCGGCGAGCCTCCGTAAGGCTTCCCGACGTGGAAGACCCATCGTGGAACCCAGATGTCTAGCCCGACGGCCAAGCGCAGCGCGTTCACCAACAGGAGGAGATACTTCGCGCCAGGGCGCAGCCGCACGTCGACCATGATCGTTTCGGTCACAGATTCCATGGCGTGCACTCACAAAAAACCCGCCAGGTGGCGGGTGTCATTCGGGGATTACGGGCTCTGGCCAGCACCTGCAGTTCGGCAGGCAGCCGGCATGGCCGGTGAGTTTGTCCAGGGTGGGCGGGTCGGACCAGAGCACGAACTTGCCCTCCATATCCTTGTGCGAGCTGCGCACGGTGCCGTCGTGGGCGGTGCGCCAGATGTAGCCCTCGCTACCGGTGGCCTTGGCCCGCGCCTCGGTCAGCGTCGCGGCGGTGCGCGACACCTCAGTGCGGGCGATCAGCTGTGCACGGCTGGTCGCAACCTCGCCGGAGCGCTGAATCTCCTTGGCGATCTCGTTTGCCCTGGTGGCATCCTCGATCCCCTGCACAGTCAGTTCGTGCACGCGCTTGGCGGCGTCGAGCGGGATGCTCTTGATCAGCGTGACCTGTTCGGCGAGCAACCCACGCATCGCGGCGCCGGTGTCGGCGTGCAGGATCTCGTCCCGGAGCGCCTTCGACATCTCCTCGGTGCGTGCCGCCCAGGCCTTGCGGTCCTGCTGGTTCACGTCGGCGATCATTCGGCCGCCGGTGGCGATGGCCCAGTCGTTCAGCGCATCAGCGTACCGGCGCAGGATCTGGCTGATGGTCGGGTCGGCGGCAGGATCACCCGGCGGGAAGCCGTTGATGATCGAGCCGACTTGCCGCGCCACCTGGGTCAAGCTGCGCTGGTACTCACGTTCCGCCCGGCTGGTTCTGACCGGATTCCGGGCCTTCTTTTTCCGGTCGATCGTTCGCATCGGGCAGGTCCAGGTCTTCGGCACCAGGTGGCGGGTCGTTCTCCGCCTCCTGGATGTCCTCGTCGGTGATGTTCGACCAGAGGCCGGTGGTCTGGCTGGACTGGCGCATTTCCTTCAGCGCCGTTGCCCTGCCGATGATCCCGGCGTCGTAGGCCTCGACGATGGACGAGGTGTCCTTGCTGCCGATGTCCGCCTTCTCGGTGTCGGTGAGTTGCCAAAGCGGGCGGAACTGGAAGTCCCAGCCATTGGGCATTTCCTTGCCTAGAACCGAGCGCGCCACCACTTCCAGCAGCGTGGTTACGCCCGGGCGCAGGTCTCTGTCCTGCCAGGCCGCCACGTTGTCGTAGTAGGTGCGCAGGTCGCTGTCGCCGGCGCTGTTCAGGCCGCCAGGGGACTGGCCGAACAGGCGAACCAGCGGAATCTGCAGCGCGCCGGAGATCTGCTCGCCGAAGCTCAGCATCAGCTCAGCCAGGCCGGAGAAGCTGTACTGGTGCGCCTCGAACTCGTCCGACGAGTCCATCAGGGTCAAGCCCTCGTTGGACTGGTACAGCCGGATCATCTCCATCTGCTTGACGAAGGCCTCGAAGGCCTTGCCGCCCATGGCAATCAGTTCGCGGAGCTTCTCGACCTTGTAGGTCCGCAGGTGCGCCTTGTAGACGAGCTGCGCGGCGCCAGAGCTGGTGCTGTCGAACGCGATCAGCCGATCCCACAGCCGCTCCAGCACCGACTGGCCCCAGCCGTTCTCGGCGATCCGCTGCCAGTACGGGAGCTGGACTCCTTCCAGGCGGATCACGCGGGTGTAGTGGATCCTCTGGTTGATCAGCGCCTGGGCGTCTGCCACCACGGTGTAGAACTGCGGCTTTCCGAGGTTCGGCCCATATTCAGTGACAAGGTTCTCCAGGGATGGCTGCACCAGCCAGCGATCCAGCACCAGCAGGCCCTTGAATTGGTCTTTGGCGATGGTGTCGAGCCGGAGCGGCGTGCTGACGTCCTGGCCATCGATCAGCATCACGGCGATCGAGCCACCGTAGAGACGCGACCACTTCACGTTGTCGCACAGCTGGTTCCAGACCTGCAGGCGCTCGAGCGCCTGGTTCAGCTTGTCCTTGTCCTCGGGCTCCATGTCCGATACCAGCTCGATGCCGGAGCGGGTCATGTCCTGCGCCACCAAGTCCACCGCCATGCCGGCGATCCAACTGGAGCGGTAAACCGCCTCCATCTGCACGCGGTTGCGGCTGACCAGGTCGAAGGTGTAGTGCGACGCGGCGTTTTGGTTGTTCGCCTGCAGGCCTACACGAGCGGCGAAGTTTTCGAAGCTGTCGCGGGTGACGAACGACTTGCGGGCCCGGTCGGTGTCGTGGGTCACCTTGGCTGCCAGGCGCTGCTGTTGCCGTGCGGTCTTCTTGCTCATCAGCCTGCCAGCCTGTTCCAGATTTCAATAAGGTTGCCGGAGGCGACCATGTCGTTGATGGCATCGCACATCGGGTCGATCTGGTCGTCGTGCGCGTGCGTGTCGTTCGGTGTGAAGGCTTCGCACTCGGCGACGAAGTCGCTGGTGAACGGCGCGTCCTCCGGTATGCAGATGCGGCCCGCTTCGATGTAGCCGACTACGTCGAGCACGCGCGTCAACTTGTCCTTCTCGCGCTCGATCGGGAGGATCGGGATGCTGCAGGTCAGGCGGATATCCTGGATCAGGCCTGTGCCGCTGGCCTTGTCCTCGACAGCCATGGCGCGCAAGGAGCCGAACTGGTGCGCGTCGAAGGCCAGGTGCTTGTTCCAGAACTCGACGGCGCGACGCTTCAGCTCAGGCGCTTCCCACTTCCCGCGGATCATGTCGAGCAGGTAGGCCTTGCCATCCTCGCCCTGGCCCCAGCACTCGAAGACGCTGTAGTCGTTGTGCTCCTTCGTCTTCTGCGCGGTGTCGGCAAAAATCTTGCGGTAGTTGAGAAGCGGCAGCTGTTTGTACCGCTGGAACCAGGCGCTCTTGATGATCCCGCCACCCAGTGGGCTGGGACGCTGCTGGTATTGGCCGGAGAAGACATAGGGGTTGGCTGAGCGCATCTGCTCGAGCATGTCGGCGGTGTGCTTCTCGGGCCACAGCGGAACACCATCCTCGCCCAGCGCAGGCAGCGAGAGCAGCTCCCACTCTTCACCGTTGCCACCACCCAGCAGCCACCCGGCGAGGTCTTCCTCGTGCAGGCGCTGCATGATCACGATGATCGGCGTGTTGTGCGGGTCGTTCTTGCGTGACTCCAGGGTGTTCTGGAACCAGTCGAGGACGCCTTTCCGGATCGTGTCGCTGTTCGCTTCGTCGGCCTTGTGCGGGTCGTCGATGATGATCGCGCCACCGAAGCCTGGGCGATGCTTGCCGGCGCCGTAGCCGGTAATGGTGCCGCCGGAGCCGGTGGCGTACACGATGCCGCCCTTGGTGGTGCGCCATTCGTGCTTGGCCGCGCTGTCGGGGCGTAGCTGCGTCTCCGGGAAAATCTCGCGATAGGCCTCGTGGGCGACCAGTTCCCGTGCCTGCCAGGCGTTGTTCGAAGCGAGCTGCGCGGCGTAGCTGGTGTGGATGAACTCGGCGTCGGGCACCTTGCCCAGGCACCAGGCCATCCAGTTGATCACGGCCAGCTCGGTCTTGGAGTAGCGCGGCGGGATATTGATCACCAGGCGCTTGCACTCACCACGGTAAACCCGCATCAGCGCGTCGCAGACCATCTTGTGGTGCGCGGCGCGCATCCACTTGAAGCCCTTGCGCTGCAGAAACATCCAGCGAGCGAAGAAGTAGAAGTCAGCACGGGCCAGCTGAATCGCCGCGTAGCGCTCTTCTGCTGCGGCGGTCATCGCTATACCTCGTCGTTGATCTTCCTGGCCAGGCGATCAAGCTGCTCCTCGGTCATGGTCGGGGTGACAGGGCTCATGCTCCCGTCGCTCGATGTGTTATCGACCTCGACCTTGTCGCGCCACTTCCCGCGCTGCCGGTTCTTCAGCCAGAAGATGGCGGCCGGCGTGTCTGGCGGGTAGTGCTTCACCAGCGGCGTCTGGACGATCTCGCCCTCGATCACACGAATGTCGACTTCGGGGTGGCTGTAACCGGTGGCGCGCTTGAACAGGCGGTCAGCTACTTCGGCGTCTGACATCTCCTTGCCCTTTTTTATGGACTCCGAAAATATCGGATGGTCCAGCTTCCACTTATTGATAGTGGATTCCGTTACCTCGAAGAAATTTGCTAGCTCGGCATCAATCGCACCTAACCGGCAAAGCTTGAGTGCCTGTTCGGCGTACTCCGCCTTGTATTTGGTTGGTCTTGCCATGGCTATCTCGCTTTTCGGCGCTCTGCCCCGTCCCACGACCAGTCATCCCGGAAGATGTGCTTGCGGCGGCACCAGGCGTACACCACGACACCGAGGTGCAGAACAACCGCCCAGGGGCTTACCCAGTAGCCCTTTGCCAGCTCCAGCAGCAAGCCGAATGCTCCTATCGCGACTAGGTAGAACGACAGGCTCAGGATTGGATGCTCGAACAGGTGGACCGAGCGCAGGAATTCCAGCGCTGCCAGTACCACGAGAATGCACAGCACGGCATCGAGGCCCATGAGAATTGAGTTCATCATGGTCAGGCACCCTTGGTAGCGAGAAGGCGCTCCGCTGCTGCTTTGATTGCGGGGATGATGTTCATGGCGAGTAGGCCGATCAGGAAGGCCACGCCGTTCTTCGACTCGGCGTCGGAGGGGAGGCCGAAGTAGGCAACCACCAACTGGGTGATGGCCATGGAAGTTACGAATCCGGTGGCCACTGCCACGAAAGCCTGCCAACGCGTCAGGCCTTTCAGCGGTGCCAGCGAAAGGACGGCACCAGCGAAACCGAAGACAGCCATGCCGTACTTGGCGAGCAGCGCTCCGCCGGCAGTTGTCGTTGGTTCCATTGGTGTCTCCAGAAACGAAAAAGCCCCGGCGGGTGGCCAGGGCTTCAGAGTGACTTTTGTCAGGATGGGAAAATCCTATTGCCAGCCGAGATTTTTGTCAAACGTTATAACAACGCGAATCTAGGCAGCCTCACACATCAGCGAGAGCGTGCTCGACACCGGCACCAATGCCTCCTTGTCCAAGTCGTCACAGGCACGGAAGCAGGCAGCTACGAAAGGCTCCCACTCTCGTCCCCATGACTCGCTCGCCAGCTTCACGCCCTTCTCCATCTCCAGCCACTTGCGGAAGGCCTCAGGATTCGGGATAGGGTCAGGCATCGAGCTCTGCCCGCCCTGATGCATGCGGCGGTACCGGTAAAGCACGCCGGCAGCGATAGCCTGCGCCCTGGCCATTGTCTTGGCGTAGAACCGCTCCCCCTTGGCGAGCATCCCGGCATAGACAACGCCGAACACCAGGGCCTCTGCCTCTTCGCGCAGATCGTCCTCTGTGCCTGGCCCATACATGTGATGCCCGAAGGCCTGCAGCCGAAGAGGGAGAGATGCGACTGCCTTCTGGATTGGCGCGGCAAGAGCCTGGTGCACAGCTCGGCCGGTGCTGATATCCCGCTCAGGGCGTGTTTGCTGAACTCCAGGGACAAACACCCACTGCGAGAGCTTCACCTTTTCGCCGTTGCTGTTGTGTTCGACTAGCTTGCGCTCGACCCACCCACCGGCCTCCACGATGCCCAGGGAGCCTCGGTCAATTGCCCCTGCCATGACGCTATCCCAGGGCTGGTAGAAGGCGTCATGCCATGCGATACGCGCGCTGTTGAGCTTCATGCGGGCACTCCCCTGTAGTTTTCCGTAGCTTTCTTCATCTCGCGCACCAGGGCGCGATACTTGGCTTTCAAAGCCTTGATCTCCTCGATGCCGAGCTTGAGGGGCTCATGAGGCCCTTCGAGTCTTGCAACGCGCTCTGCGCCGATCTTCGCCACCAGGTTGACCCGGTAGTTCACGATGTCGCCGGACTTGTGGTTGTTGCATGGCGCGCACTGCTTGTGGACGTTGTCCTCGTCGAAGCGGAGTTCTGGGTTCGCTCCTACGGTGCGATAGTGGCCGGCGTGGTACTGGCCTTCATGGTGGCGCCCACAGGAGATGCAGGGCTGACGAGAATCCCGGAGCCGGATGAACTCGTTGAAAGCGGCCTGGGCCTCGCGCAGATATTCGCTCCGCGACTTGATTCGCTCCTGCGAGGCGCGGAGTTCCTTCCGCTGACGGTCGGCGATGGCCTTCCGCGCAGGCGCCTGGTACTTGTCCTTGGTGGCCAGGGCGCAGGCCGGAGAGCAGACCTTCTGCGTGGAGCTGAAGCGCGGCACGAACTCCTGGCCGCAATCGTCGTTCTGGCAGCGCTTCGGCCTGGGCTGGCGGTTAGATATGCTCATTCCTCACCGTCCTCGCCAATCGGCTTCTTGTTCGGGTCGAGCATCCATTCCCGCAGTTGTTCAGGAGTAAGGCCGGACGGGATTCGGTAGTACGGCCCTTGGATAGCCTTCTCCATGCGCTCTAGGTCGAAGTTCACTTCCTCATCCCGGTCGCCCATATCAGAACCCCCAATAGTCGTCGCTCATTTCATCGTCCTCCCGATATCGGCGGCGGCGCGCACCACGGCCCGTCGAGCTGCCGCTGCCATATCCGGCTGGTAGTCTTCTTCTGCGCGGTTTGAACCGTGGTAGTCATCCACGATGATTTGCTCGAATCCTTCTAGGAACGAGATATCCAGTCGCAGACTGCATGCGAGTCGGAATGCGTCGCCGTCGTCTTCAAGTGGACACCAGATGACATGATCTCCCTCTTCGTCGATCTTCCAGCAGCAATCAGATCCGGCAACATCCGGTCCGAATGAAATGTCATAGCCCACCGCCTCAGCAGCGAGTTCAAGCAATTCACGGTCGCTCATTCCTGCGTCCTCGTTTTCCGAGATGCCATGTCTTCGAGCCAGTTGAGTTCGTGGGGCTGGATGAGCCAGGCCCAGCGCTTGATCACCATCGGCGCGGGCATTGAGTCAAACAGCGGACCTTCAGGAGGCGTATCACCGATCAGCAGAACGCCGTAGAGGTCTTCATCGATGAGCATTCCCGGCTGAACCATCACCGGCGCCCCTTCGTTCCACTGGACTTGGCGGATGTTGCTCATACCCCCTCCTTCGCATCGATCAGGCCCATGCGGGCGTACTCTGCGGTCTGCTGCTTCACGTACTGTTCGAGGATCATGCGTAGTCCCTCTCGGCCAGGATTTCCATGCACTCTTCCAACAGTTCGAGCTGGGTTCCGTATTTCTCTTCGAATCGTCTTTTCCATGGGTGTACTGCGATGAGTCCGGGCGCTCCAGTGCCGTCCTGATGATGTCCCGAGCAAAGCGGGAGCACCCTCAGGTGCGCGCCTGGCTTCGTGCGCCCGTCGATGTGGTGGATGCTGACGTGCATGTTGCGGACGCCATCCTTCCTACAAGCTATGCAGCCTATTTCGGAGGCCATGCGGTCGTGGATGTGCTTCTCGTAGCGAGTGGGAGTGCGGCCTTTCATGCGACCTCCTGCATCATCAGTGGCCAGCCCTGCTCGGCTGCCCAGGCTTCGATACGGGTCATATAGATGCCGAACTCGTCGACGCTCAGCTTCGTCGTGCTAATGCCGCGCAACTCGGTCGAGCCGTCCGGCAACTTCACGTCCTCGCAGCCGATGAACCAGCGCTTGAACTGCTCGTGCCAGACCTGATCGTCGAACTGGCGTTTATCTACCCAAGCGACGGCAGCCAGCTCGCGCAGGAGGCTCCAGTAACGCTTGTTCTGGTCGATGGAGCGCTTAGACTTCAGCGGACGGATCACCAGCTCGTAGCCGGTGCCGTCCTTCTGCATGAGCTGCTTGCAGAGTTCGAAGGCGTTGCGGAAGGCCAGCTTCAGGCCTACAGCGCCTTGAATGCGGAAGGTGCGGTCAGCCATGACGACGTTCCTCCAGGTCAGCGCATTCGGTGCAGCGCACGTAGCCCTGAACGGCTATACGGCGCGCCTCGGGAATCTCCTCACCGCAGTCCTCGCAGTAAGTAGCGCTCTGCCCTACGTACTGCACGCGGACAAAGAGACGGTCTGCTAGCTCCTGCTCGGCGTAGTCGTTTGCGATATCGACGATGTCCATTCAGGCAACTCCTATGACTGCAGCCAGAGCGATGCAGATGCATGCACCGATGAGATCCCCACGCTCAAGCGAGATGAAGCCGAAAACGGCGGGGATGACGAGTAGGGAGAGGTCAGCCATGGACGCCGCCCCCTTTGCCTTTGCCGTAGCGGTCGGAAAGGCGAGTCACCTTCTGTGGCTGCTCGACTTCAGCCGGGCGCCATTCGGATGCGAGGTTTTCGAAGCGGTTGAACTGACCCAGGAAGGCAGCACGGACTGTCCCGGTTTCTACGTCACGGCCTTTTGCAACGATGATCTCGGCGACGCCTTTGAACTCGGACTGCTCGTTGTAGACCTCATCCCGGTACACGAAGAGGATGATGTCGGCGTCCTGTTCGATGGCGCCGGATTCGCGTAGGTCGGACTGGATTGGCCGCTTGTTGGGGCGCTCCTCACACTTTCTGGATAGCTGGCTGAGCAGGATCACCGGAATGTTCAGTTCGTTCGCCAGCAGCTTGAAGCCGCGGCTAATCGCGCTGATGACGTTGACGCGGTTCTCCCCTTCCCCATCCATGAGCTGCAGGTAGTCGACCATCAGCATGTCTAGTCCATAGCGCATCTTGTGACGGCGCGCCATGGCGCGAACTCTGCCGATCGTATTCAGGGCCGGCTTGTCCGCGAGGTACAGGCTGGACATGCTGATAGTCCGCGATGCGGCGCCCAGCTCGGCACCGTACTCCTCGCATGCGGTACCGTTTCGGATCATGTTCAGCGGAATCTTTCCGACTGAAGCAACGGCGCGGTCAATGAGCTGTCCATTGCTCATCTCAAGGCTAAGCGCCAGCACTGACTTCCGCTCCTTGAGCGCCGCATGGATCGAGCAGGACATTGCGAAGGTTGTCTTGCCCATCGCTGGTCGGCCAGCGACGACAATCAGTTGGCCCGGCAGGAACCCGCCGATCTTGGCGTCGAGATCAGTCAGCCCAGAAGGAATACCCATCAGGGTTTGTCCGCTCCGATAGCGGTCGTGGCGCTGCTGCCAGACCTCAACCTGGGTTGCCAGGACATCTGAAGCCTTCTGAACGTCAACGCTAGTTTCGCCAGCATCCACTGCCATGATTGCGGCATGAGCAGCAGAGACCTTTTCAGCGGTCTCCTGGCTCGAACTGGCAATCTCGGAAATGTCCTGGGCAGCGATATGCAGTGCCCGATCAACAGCGCGCTCACGGACGATACGGGCATAGGTCGAGGCGCTAGCAATACTCGGAGTGTTCTTCACGATCTCGCAGCAGTAAGCCAGTGCCGGGGTCTCGCTAGGAAGCGCTCCAAGCTGCTCAGCTACGGTCAGGAAGTCGACCGCCTTGTTGGCAGAGCGTACCGCCATGATCGCCCGGAAAACCTCAGCGTTGTCTGCGAAATAGAACGACTCCGGGGTCAGCTCATCGGCAAGAACGTCGATTAGCTCCGGACGCTGCATCATCGCGCCAAGAACCCCGTGCTCGGCTTCGAGGCTGTAGGGATCACGCATGGTAATTGCCCTCCACAACCTTGACGAAGTTGGAGGGAGCAATCAGCCAGTCGAAGCAGCAGCGAAACACTTTCCCGTCGCGACCCGTCACCCTCCCCATCAGGAAATCACTGGCGCGAACGGTCTCGAAGTAATCTCTCCAGAAGCCAAGGTCCTGATGGACTTCGCTGTCATTCCAGCGAGCCTGCACCTTCGACTTCCGATCTTTGTTGATCAAGACCACGGTCGGCAGCTCTGGAAGCACTTCGTTGAACAGGTCGACAATCGCCTTTACCGGGCAGGCAGTCTTCTTGGAATTCGCATCTTCGGCAGCAGCGGTTGCTTCTACTGACGGTTCACTTGATGGTTCTATTACGGTTCTGGGGGCACCAGGTGCCGGGGTGGGCGGCACGTCGTGCCGGGGTGGGGCGGCATCTGGTGCCGGGGGGCATGTCGTGCCGGGGGCATAAGATGCCGGGGTAACGGTGTACCAAGTGGATCGGCCATTGCGCTGGTGACTGATCAGTATCTTTGCATCCTCCAGCCAGCGAAGCGCGTTGCGCACAGCGCGCTCTGACAGGCAGGTACGCTCTGCAATCTTGGCAACGGACGGCCAGCAAACGCCGTCATCGTTCGAGTTGTCAGCCAACGAGATAAGAACGGCTTTCTGTGGGGCGCTCATTCCCTGAAGCGGCCAGCACTGAGTCATGATTATCGTGCTCACCAGTCAAGCTCCTCTTCTTTCTCATCGACGAGGCTAGGCTGTTCCTGGGGCGCGCTCGCACCTGGGTCCTTTTCCGGAACAAAGCCCAGCAGTTCTCCTCTCAGGCAGATGATTGCCCCGTACAACCAGCTATTGGGATTAGCTCGGCCGCGATACCAGATCTGTCCGTCCTTCTGGTACATGTAGATGCCGCTGAACTTCGCAGCCTCGTTCAAGGCCTCGACTCGTTCAGCCGCTTCTGCACAGAGGAAAGCGTTATGAAGCCGTTCCTTTTCTTCTTCTTCGTAACCGTCAGAGGTCAAAGCAAAGCCACTGCTGTAGCCCTGAATGATGCTGGCTATCGACTTAAAAGGACCTGCGAAGAATTCTCTGGAATGGTTAACTCGCCTGTCAGCTAAGCCATCGTGAATCTCGGCCTCAACATCTTTCGGATCTTCAACTTGGCCAAAACACAAAAGCTTGAATGGGAGTGGCGAGCTTGTAGAACTGGATAGCTCGTCGCACCGCTGCAATGGAGCACGCTCCGTCATACCTATCTTGTAGATTCCCGGCATTGCGGCGTTGCCCAGACAGTAGATGAACCCGTAGTTCATGGGTTATGCTTCCTGTGTGTTGTGTTTTCCCACGCGTGATTCGGCTGCCACCGATCCACGCACCGACAAAGCCCTGTAGTAGTCGCGCAGGGCTTTGTTGTATCTGCGCCTGCACTCACTCGAACCCATACCCGCCAGCTCTTCAGCAGCGTTAGCCATTGCGGCGTAATCGGTATTCGTGAGGCGCTTGCCCCTCAATCCCACCCCAACGGACCAGGCCGCTTCTTTTCGGCCTGAAGGCCAAGCTCGGCCAGGGTCTTGAGCGCCTGGATGTACTCAGATGGATGGCACTGAGCCGACATCGGGACGACCTGAAGCTCCAGCAGCGCAAGCACCTTGCACCACCGCTCTATCTCGCCCTCTTTCCAACGACTGACAGTCGATTCGCTCACGCCGATTGCGTCGGCCACGGTCCTCTGCCCAACCGACAAAAGCCGGTTCAGGACTAGGGACTCGAACTCCCGTGCCCTTGCATCGCGCTCGGCGTTTAATTGGCTGGCTGTCATGTCAGGCAACCGCCGACAGCACTTCCCACGGGAAAGCCGGACACAGGTCCTCTTTCTTGAATTTCCCGTCGGTCAGAACCTGAGCCCGCTTCGCAACAACAGGAGACATCCCGTGCTTTCCCCGGACCCATCCAGACACAGTGCTTTGGTCAACGCCGAGCTTCGCGGCGGTCTCGTCTTGAGTCCCAAAATGGGCGACGAGCTCTTTGTAGATGGTGGTCATAGCATCCCTCCTTATGGGAATACTCATAAGGTATCCCAGGGGAATACTCATTTGCAAGGATATGGGAACGCCCCTGATACTTTTCGGATGGAACTCAAAGACCGCATCAAGGCCGCGCGCAAGCACGCCAAACTCACCCAGGCTCAATTAGCTCAACGAGTCGGCCTGGACCAAACCTCAATTTCCAACCTTGAGCAGGGGAAGTCGCAGGGGTCGGCATATATTGCTCAGTTGGCTGCCGCTTGTGGCGTAAGCGCACTATGGCTAGCCGCCGGGCGTGGAAACATGAACAACAATGAAGAGGTTCCACCAGGAGCCCCGAGCGAAAAGGACTACGCCCTGATTCCCCAATACACTGCTCGCGGCGAGTGCGGCGATGGATATTTCAATGATCACGTTGAGACCACTGAAGGTTTGGTGTTCAAGCGAGATTGGCTGAAGCGGGTCAACTCCAAACCAGAGAACCTCTTCGTGATCTACGCAGAGGGCGACAGCATGGAGCCCTACATATTCGAAGGCGATGTTGTTCTCTTCGACGTGGCCAAGATAGAGCCCCAGGATAAGCAGGTGTACGTCATCAGGCGACCAGACGGCGGCGTCAGCATCAAGCGCCTGAATCAACAGCTAACTGGTGCTTGGCTCATTCGAAGCGACAACCCTGACAAAACCGCATACCCAGACGAAATCGCAAGCGAAACGTCAGTTCATGATCTACCGATCATCGGCCGCGTTATCTGGCGTGGCGGCGGAATCGGTTCCTAAGCCCCTCCAGCAACCCAACGAGCCCGCTTAGCGCGGGCTTTTTTTCGTCCTGAGAAACCTCCGATGAGTCACCTCATAAAAAAATATGGGAATACTCATTGACAGTAAATATGAGCAGTCTCATACTCACCTCAACGCCGCAGAACAACGCAGCGCCAGGCCACCGAGCCGACCGCTCTTTAACAACGCACGCAAAACGCCGCTGGCCAAGCCAGGCATTGACGTACCCGGCGTGGGCGAATCCCACCTGAGTACGCCGTATTGCCTAAGCCACCAGCGGCTGAACCAGAAAACGTATGGAAAGAAATCATCGCCCAGGCACAGGTGGCGGGTAACGGTGCTCAAGACTGCGGCGCGCGGCATGCCGGCGGCACGGTCAACCCTGACAGCAATGACGAAAGACCCGCGGGTTGTAGAAGCCCAGTAGGCGAACGCGGGAGAAGCACCGATTTCTCAGATGCCCTTCGCAAGAGGGGCATCGAAGAAGTCAACACGCCCTGGAGGGCAAGGCGATGAATGAAAAGGCCTTACTGGCTTTACGTCAGTCTCTTCGAATCATTCGCAGGGAGAGCGACGTACACCGAGCGCGCATCGAGTACTACGAAACGGTCGGGATGTTGCGCGGATTGCACTACGGCGGAGCGATCGACTCCTGGCAGCTATTAGCTCTAACCGATCTAGCAGGAAGCGCATACATCAACGCCGGTAAACCATAGTAAGGAGACTGAAATGGCTCAATTCAACATCGATTCCCACCTGAGCGACGGCAAGAGCCTGCAATGGCTCGCCCTGCCGGACGCCGGTGAACAGCCTCTGGACGTTGAGGTGAAGGTTCGCCAGGCGGCCATGAAGAAGTTCGGACAGTCCGTCTTCTTCAATTGTTGGGAGCACGTAGTTGCCAGCAACGGCTACATCACCGTGCGGATGCATGCGTGATGCAAGGAGTCGACCCGATGACAATCATTCACGAATGCGACCGGTGCAACGCGCCCGGTCGCGTGATCGAGACGTCCGACGGATTCCGCTGCGAGGGTTGCTACGAGGATGCGCAGGAGCAGGTGCGCAGCGAGGCGAGCTGCCCCGAGTGTGGGCGCCTAGGGGTGACAGCTACAGGAATTTGTTACGCCTGCGAGAACACTTGAGAACACTGCCACGGTTCGCCGGGGCATCACCGAACACCAGCCCGGATCAGGGCAAACCTAAAACGGAGAATCGCGATGGCGAGCAAGAAAAAGGCTGCGTCCGAAGAGGTCGTGACCGCTTACAAGGGGTTCAAGCAAGACCTGACCTGCCGCGGCTACCAGTTCGAGATCGGAGGCACATACAAGCATGGGGGCAAGGTAGAGGCATGTGCTTCTGGCTTCCACTCCTGTGAGTATCCCCTCGATGTCTTCGGTTACTACGCCCCAGGCGAAAGCCGATTCGCCATCGTGAAGGCTTCGGGGCAACTGAGCCGTCACGACGCTGACAGCAAGATCGCCAGCGCCACCCTGGTGGTGGAAGCGGAAATCAGCATGCCGACCATGATCTCGCGGGCCCTCGACTGGATCATGAGCAAGGTAGATAAGTCGGTTGAGCAGACGGTGGTGGGCGAAACAGCGTCGAACACCGGCGACAAATCGGCAGCGTCGAACACCGGCTACCAATCGGCAGCGTCGAACACCGGCGACTACTCGGCAGCGTCGAACACCGGCGACAAATCGGCAGCGTCGAACACCGGCGACTACTCGGCAGCGTCGAACACCGGCTACCAATCGGCAGCGTCGAACACCGGCGACTACTCGGCAGCGTCGAACACCGGC